GCTCAAACAAGGTGAGATAAGTAATCTATTATTATCAGGTACAGCAGGTACAGGTAAAACAACCGTCGCTAGAGCGTTGTGTGAAGAACTTAAATGTGATTATATGATACTCAATGGGTCAGACGAAGGTCGACAAATTGATACATTAAGAACTACAATTAAGAACTTTGCAAGTACCGTATCTCTTACAGAAGACGCAAAACATAAAGTTATCATTATAGACGAGGCAGATTATATGAACGCCGATAGTGTTCAACCTGCATTAAGAAACTTTATGGAATCGTTTCATAAGAATTGTAGATTTATCTTTACTTGTAATTTCAAAAACAAAATCATACCAGCGTTACAATCTAGGTGTACGGTAGTTGACTTCAAAATTGTCAATGGACAAAAGAAGAAGTGTGCTGACGCAATGATGAATAGATTGGCTAATGTTCTTACAGAAGAAAAAATAGAGTTTGATAAAAAGGTATTGGCAGAATTAATTATCAAACACTTTCCAGACTTCCGTAGAACTATCAATGAACTTCAACGATATTCAGTTAGAGGTAAGATTGATAGTGGAATATTATTTACATTATCTGAAGCGAATAATAAAGAACTTGTCTCTACATTGAAAGAGAAAAGGTTTAATGATATGCGTAAATGGGTAATTGCGAACATTGACAAAGAACCAGCGTCTATGTTTCGTAATGTCTATGAAGTATTACATAAGAACCTTGACCCTAAATCAATACCACAAGCAGTCCTTATTATCGCAGGTTATCAGTACAAGGCGGCTTTTGTCGCAGACCAAGAAATCAATATGGTCGCTTGTCTAACCGAGGTAATGGCAAATTGTAAGTTTAAGTAAAATGGCTTACGAACTCAAAGACTACCTGAATAGTATTAACTTTACTAAACAGGACTTGATGGCAACAGAAGACTTTACTTGGGAAAAGAAATATCCTGCGTATATCGTTAATCGTTGTCTGTCTTATCACTATGATACCTTAATCGCTGCCAATGAAATGAATGGGTATCATTTTCTCCCTAAAAATATGCAATATCATTTTTTACTAAATATAGTAAGAAAGAAAAAGAGATTTGCAAAATTTTTGAAAGCTGAAAAGCTGAAAAAGTTAGAGTATGTAAAAGAGTATTATGGTTATAGTAATGAAAAAGCAAAAACCGCTCTCAGCATATTGACTAAAGAACAAATTGAAACTATAAAAAAATCCTTGCAAAAGGGTGGGAGAAAAAAATGACAATAGACACATTAAAGTGGTCGCCAGAAAATATGCTAGAGGTAACAATCAAGCAACCTGACGACTTTTTAAAAGTAAGAGAGACATTAACGAGAATAGGTGTTGCAAGTCGTAAAGACAAAACTCTATTCCAGTCTTGCCATATTTTACATAAACAAGGTAAATACTTTATTGTACACTTCAAAGAGTTATTTGCTTTAGATGGTAAGAAAGCGACACTAGTAGCTAACGATATTCAAAGAAGAAACACAATCGCTGTATTATTAGCAGATTGGAATTTGATATCTATTGTGAATAAAGAGGCAGCTGAAGACAAAGCACCTTTAAGTCAGATAAAAGTATTACCTTTTAAAGAAAAGAAAGAATGGAATTTAAGTGCTAAATATAACATTGGTAAGAAACTAGACGACAAAAAGGAATCTTCAGAAGAGGTCTCGGATGCAAGTAAGCCAGTTTAAAGATTTTATCGCAGAAAAAGTTGAACGAGAGAATAAACCTATACAGGTTGCTATCGTAACTAAAACTAATCCTAACTTAAAGAAAAGAAAAGTTGGTGGTAAGGAAGACAAAGAACTTACCGTAGAGTTAATCAATGATTGTTGCGAAGAACTTAATATCAAGTGTATTGTAATCGAAACTAGAAACGCTATAATCACAGGTAAAGACGAAGAAAAAAATACTTTAACCGTTTTTAACTATGATGGTAAAGATACTGAACATACATTTATAGGTAAAGATACTATATGTGTAACTAGAGCAGGTGCAGTTGAAGATGAAGCAGGTCTTTCTATTATATCTGCCTTTCAAAACTCTGGTTCATTTATGATTAATACAAGAAACGCAATGTTAACTTGTAATAATAAATTAACTTCTGCTTTACTATTTGAGAAGTTTGCTATACCTACACCTAGAACTGCTTTCGTATCTAACGAAAAAAATATTGATGACGCATTAAAACTTATAGGTAATAAGTTTCCTGTTGTAATGAAAACACTTACAGGTACGCAAGGTATTGGTGTTGTAAAAGTTGATAGTTACGAATCTCTAGTATCTACTATTCAGGCAATGTGGAAACTAGGTGCTGAATTGTTGATACAAGAATATATGGGAGTTAACTTTGATGTTAGAACTTTCGTAGTAGATAATAAAATATTTGCAAGTACAAAAAGAATACAATCATCATTTGACTTTAGAACAAATACTCATAGAGGTGCAAAAGCAGTACCTTATAAACTAAATGATGAAGAGGTAGAAATAATTTTAAGAGCAAGTCGAGCAAGTAAAGCATATCTTTGTGGTGTAGACCATATCATTTACAATGGTAAAATTTACATATTAGAAGTAAATGGATCGCCAGGTACGGGTGCAGATTACGAAGGTTATCTATATAAAGATTTACAAGGTCCTACTCCTGGTGGTGCAATATCAGGTAAACAATTAGTTAAAAACTTTGTTAAGTATACAATAGATAGAACTAATTGGGATAGACAATCAATAGTCGAAGTAGGTTGGTTAGAAACAATCGAACTAGATAAGATAGGAAAGATTAGAGCAAAACTAGATACAGGTAATGGTGCTCTTGCTTGTAGTATGCACGCCGAAGATATTAAAATCGAAGGTAAAACGGTTTCTTGGAAGTATAATGGTAAAAAATACTCAGCACCTAAAGCAGGTGAGAGTAGAGTCTTTAGAGCAAACGCAAGTGGAGACGAACCATCAGAAACTAGAGTAACGGTAAAACTAGATATGTCATTTAATGGTTTTACCTATAAAGACATAGAATTTGGACTTGACCAAAGACCTAGGTCAGGTTCGGATGTCCTACTTAATAGAGAAGTAATCAGAATGTTCAATGCGTCTGTTAATCCTAATAGAACATTTGTATTATCAAAAAGATTACCGCCTATTGACAAAGACTAATAACTATAATATAATGGAGACATAATGAGTAAAAATATAAAGATAGTAAGACTAATAACTGGTGAAGATTTGATTGGTGAAGTTGCAGTATCAGAAGATATTGTTGAAATTAAAAAACCATTTATCATCTACCCAACTCAACAACCAAGACCTGGTGAAGCAATTAAGTTTGGTATGTTTACTTTTATTCCGTATGCAGAAACAGATTCGGTTAAAATTGAACAATCAAAAACTCTTTTAATTGTAGAACCTAAACAGGACTTGTTGGCGAGTTACAATCAAAGTGTTAGCAAAATAATTCAAAAAACAGGACCTCAATTAATAACATAATGAGTAGTGAGAGTAATAACAATACTCTTACTATCAAGTTTGTTCGTAAAGACGGTTCTATCCAAGAAGTAAGAGTACCTGAAGGTATGACTTTGATGGAGGCAGCTCGTAAGTTTGCTGAACCATCAATTGATGAAATACCTGCCGATTGTGGTGGGTGTTGTGCGTGTGGAACTTGCCACATTAATATCCGAGAAGATATTGACAAAGTGGGAAGAGTAGAGTATAATAGTTTAGAAAATGAGTTGATAGAATATCAACCTGAATATGACCGTATGTATTCTAGGTTGGCGTGTCAGATACAACTAGAAAAGAAACACGATAATATGAAAGTTTATTTGAGAGATTATAATAATGTTTAATTTTTATAAAGATGTAATTGAATATAAAGGTAAACTTCTTGTTAGAGGTGTACACGAAGGTAAAGAATTTAAAGAGAAGGTAGATTTTAATCCTACTTTATATGCAATCACACAAAATAAAACTAATCATAAAACACTACAAGGTCAATATTTAAAACCTATAACATTTGATAATATATACAAGTGCCGAGACTTCAAAAGAAATTATACTAATTCTTCTGCTCCCTTATATGGAAACGATAGATTTCATTTCCAGTATATCGCAAAGAACTACCCAAGTGATATCCAGTTTGATAAAAATTTAATTAAGATATTCACATTAGATATAGAGGTAACCGCTGAAAAAGGTTTCCCTGATGTTGAAAATCCTATTGAAGAGATTTTATGTCTTACTATCAAAAATCAATCAAATAAAAACATTATCACTTGGGGAACTAAACCATTTATTACAAAGAGAGCTGATGTAACTTATATTGAGTGTCAATCTGAAAAACAATTATTAATGGAGTTTTTCAAGTTTTGGACTAAAAATTATCCTGATATTATTACAGGTTGGAATACTAAATTCTTTGACTTACCTTATCTATGTAACAGAATCAAACATCTTGTTGGCGACAAAGTGATTAATAAACTATCACCTTGGGGTCTAATAGAACAAGAACAAATTACGGTAAGAGGTCGTGCCCAAACTGCTTATGATATAAAAGGTATTACAATGTTAGATTACCTTGACTTATATAAAAAGTTTATTTCTATACGACAAGAAAGTTACAAACTTGATTACATTGCAAAAGTAGAACTAGGTGGTGATGGTAAAGATACTAACCCATACGATACATTTAGAGAGTGGTATACTAACGACTTTCAAAGTTTCGTAGATTACAATATTAAAGATGTTGAGATTGTTGACCAGTTAGAAGATAAATTAAAACTAATTGAATTAATCTTAACTATGGCATACGAAGCCAAAGTAAACTACCAAGATGTATTTTCAGAAGTTAGATTTTGGGATACACTAATCTATAACTTCTTACTTAAAAAGAATATACATTTGCCTCCTAGAGGAGACAATGTAAAAGAAGAAAAGTATACTGGTGCTTATGTTAAAACACCACAAGTTGGTGAACATAAGTGGATAGTTTCATTTGATATTAACTCTCTATATCCTCATTTGATTATGCAATATAATATATCGCCTGAAAAGATGATAGGTGTAAAACCTCAAGGTATTAGTGTTAATCATTTGTTAAAACAAAAGACGCCTTTAGACTATCTGGAAACGGAGGGGTGTACAATTACACCTAATGGTGCTATGTTCAAAACAGATAGTCAAGGCTTCTTACCTAAACTTATGGAAAAGATGTATAATGACCGAGTGCATTTTAAAAAGTTAGAGTTTGAAGCGAAGAAAGAATATCAAAAAACAAAAGACCCAATTTATAAAA